TAGAGTTGAGCAAGCAGGGTCAGGCAAAGCGTGGAGAGCCGGCTGAGTCTAGGTAGGCTCCAAGGGAGCGCCGGACAAAGGCCCGGTCTCGACCTGAGCTCTAAACTTACCTAGACGGCGGACGTAGTTCAGGAGGCACCACAGGCGGGAGGCGGCAGAACGCGACTCAACCGGCGTGGATGGCGGCCTCAGGTAAGGCGGCGGGCGCGTGAAGGAGAGATGCGAGCCCCCTCCTGAACTGTCCCCACGCTTTTATAGACTCCTGTTATTTTATTGAGCCGTATGCGTGCCATGAAAAGTTTTTTGAGGTGAGGGGTTGTCGTCAACGCCTGAGGACGGCTTGACAAACATGGGGAGGAAATGGGTGGTTCCCGGTGGCTTCCCGGAGGTCTGAGCTTATGATTTGTCTTTAGGGGGACACGTCAGGGCCTAGCCTGAGCTGGTGCTGAGCTGTCCTCCGGGGGGAGACGTCAGAGCCTTATTCTGGGCCCTGACCTTCTCAGACTTCTGTTTCACGGAAATGTTTTTCACTGAGAGGCTCTAAGCCCCCGGGGGATATTTGGGGCTCATGGTCATTGTCATCTGCCTCTTTTTCGTTAAAAAGTAGAGAAATGGGGATGTTGGTGTATTCTTCAAATAGGAGATGCAAATTATGAAAGGAAGAGTACTGTATGAGGCCGTGTGAGAGTAGAAATGAGGGGTGGTAGGCCTTGGTTTGAAATTTGTGAAATATAAAGGAGGAGGACTGTAGTACTAAAGATGGCTGGCCATCTTTAGGGCAGGGCCCGGAAATCATAGGCGTGCCATCGGTAAATGTCCAAATAAGGCCTGGAGTGGTGAGGGTTGAGTGGAACGGAAGGAGGCCGTTTTGCCAGGCTGTCAGCGTGACGGGTGCCCTAGCAGGCTGGAAAAGGGTGGTGGGCAAACAGTCCTCGGGTAGAATTATTAGGGCCCCTGTGGTAAGGGAAATTTTATAGAGGAGTTTTTCTATTCGTTTGTAGGGAACATTGGTGAGGAAGGCCCCGAGCTGGCCGGGGTGGCAAAAAATCACATGGGGCAGGAGGGGCCAGGTGATGGGGGGGGAAAGCTGGTAGAGGTACATGCAGACAACGGAGCCTCCCCAGAGGGTGTACAGGTTTTGGGGCCGGAGTCCGGGGTCTGGAAAAGACAGGGTTGGGAGGTGCTGCCCAAGGGTGGGTTCCATGTATCCATTTCGGAAGGGGGAGTATTTGCGCATGGCCTGGAGGAAGGAGGGTGGAATGTTGGGGGTTGTATGAGTGATTGGCGGGGTAAGGACCTTAAGGGTCTTAGAGGTTCTCTGGGTGGGGAAGGAGGGGAGTCGAGGGATAAGGAACTGTAGAGCTGAGCCGATAACGCGTCCATCGATGGGGTCCCAGGTGATCTGATGCTCTGGACAGGTGGCCAGTAGGGCGTGACGATGTAGGCGGGCCGAACATAGTCCCCCAGAGATGGGGCACCAGTCGCCTTGTACACAGTCTCCAAACACGTAGACTGGGTATCCGAAAAGAAGACTCTGTCCAAACCCTGGGAAGTGGGCTGATAATAAGCATGGTTAACTTTGTATCCGTAGGGCTGTTTCGATGTTTGCCTGTTCCATGCCCGGAGGACCTGCTGGTGGAGGAATTGGTGGACGGGCTATTATCCTTGGAGGAAGAGTTAAAGGACAAGGAGGAGGAGGAAACTGTGCTTGACGGTTTGCTATCTCTAGAAGAGGAAAGCCGCGGCCGGCTGCGACGGGGCCCTCCAGGGGGGAAAGCGCCACCTCGCGGGGAAACGCATCGTGATCGGCAGCGACGGGCTGAGGAGAAGAGGAAGCGAAAAAAAGAGCGGGAGAAAGAGGAGGAAAAGCAGATTGCTGAGTATTTGAAAAGGAAGGAAGAGGAGAAGGCACGGCGCAGGAAGCGGGCGGAGGAGAAGGCCGCTGACTTCGCCCGGAGAAAGCAGGAAGAGCAGGAGCGCCGTGAGCGCAAGTGGAGACAAGGGGCTGAGAAGGCGAAACAGCATAGTGCTAGGAAAGAAAAAATGCAGGAGTTGGGGGTTGATGGCTATACTAGACAGTTGGAAGGCGAGGTGGAGTCCTTGGAGGCTGAACGGAGGAGGTTGCTGCAGGAGAAGGAGGATTTGATGGGAGAGGTTAATTATTGGCAGGGGAGGCTGGAGGCGATGTGGTTGCAATAATTGTGTGCTTGGTTTACAGGGATGACTCAGGGTTTATAAGAGAGTAATGGGGGTATCTGACGCGCGAGGGGAGGTGTCGTAGCTGACGGAGGATGCATGGTCCTGCAAGGATAACAAGAAGGAGTAGCGCGACAAGGGTGATTCCAGTTTGTAAGGCTTCTCGAGCCCACTGTGAGAGGCCAAGGTCCCAGTTAAGGCCCCAGCCAGTCAGGACTCGATTTTCAAGGGGGGGTCTCTCTTGTAGTATTGAGACATGGGAATTAGTAATATTTAGAAAACAGCACTGTTCTTGTAATGCTTTGCATAATCCTCCTTGCTCCCAGAACAGGAGATCAAGGCCTCGTCTGTTCTGGGCAGCATACTGTGCAATTTTGAGCAGATTTTTGTGGTTTTTGACTATTGCTTGAGTTAATTGGGAAATATCTTTGTCCACCTCATGTAGGAGGCTCTTTCCTGAGGCGAGGGACATGGAGCCGGTAATCCTGCCAGCCACTCCGGCTCCCATGGCCAGGGCGGAGACAAGCCAGACCGCCACCGGTACTGCTCGGCGGGAGCGGGATCCTAGCGTGGGAACAGGTGACAAGGAAAAGGGGGGCAGGATGAGGGAGTTATGACAGGGGGAGGAGACTATAGCTTGAATCTGGGGGTCAAAGCAGTGGGTCCAGTTAAATGGTAACGTCAGGTGGGGGGCTGGAAGCGCTAACGATGGGTAAAGGAGGGGGGTAGAAGAAGGGGATGGAACAGAGACGTTGGGAGAGTATAGGACGTGCCAAGTGGATAGGCTGGCACGATCGATACAGACAATGCAAGTATAATTAGTGCTTTGTAGGGTTAACTGGACAAGAGTCAGGAGTTTTGATTTCCATGGTATAGAGGGCTCGAGGATATGGTCTAGGTTAGAGTGGGAGAGTAGAGGAGGGGCGGTGGGAGGCAGTTGGCTGGGTTCGGTATTAAGGAACCAGATGGGGTCATATCCTGGAGCGTCGACTAGAAGGGAGAAGGAAAAACCGCATTTTGAAAAATGGAGATTAATATTGAGGTGTGAAACTTCTTGAGTAAAATTGACATCTTGCTGAAATTTCCAGTAGGGGCTGGAGACGGCTCCTGTATAGGGGCAGGTCCATGATTGGCACCCTAGGTATGGGCATTTTAAGGAACAAGGGTCTGAATAAGAGGCTGAATAATAGCCTCCGCCATTTCGGTTTGGCTTTTTGATCCAATGAGGGAATAGATATAGGGAATAGGTGGCATGGTAGCTGGAGTAACTTACTAGATTAGGGCAGGGTGGCTGTAGGGCCTGATCTGCTGAAAGGGCCAGCAGGTCGAGGGTCCATGAACAAACTGGCTGGGCAGGATTGCAGGGTTTAGAGTGGTATGAGGAGACTCCAACTGTGAGAGTACAGCAGCTGGGGCTGTAATCACCGAGGATGAGGGGGCAGAACTGGAAGAATAAAATCAAAGTGGCGAGAAACTTACCCATGGTGTTGGTGGTCTTTTTCTTTGGGATCGGCGGGGCCTCCGACGGGTCTTGGGCATGCAGCTCGCTTGAGGAGCCTCCACGGGATCCACTGGGCAGAACTAGCGCTTACCGGGATGAGAGCAGCGCCGGCAGCTTCTTGAAGAGCCTCCTGTGGTCCTTTCCACTGGCGGCTATTAAGACCAGGAAGCTTGAAATAATACCAATGGGTTTGTTTATTGCTGAGGGAATGTGTCTCTGGGATCGGCTGGAGTCGGGGGGAGTGGTGAAGCTGCCATCGGGTTTTGTGGCAGTTGGTTAATACATTTAGGTGGTTGATTGTCCATAGGGCTATGGATAGAGCATTATCCATAGGTAGGTCGGGTTTGTCAGTAAAGTACTTATATAATAGGGTTTTAAGAATGCCATTAGAGCGTTCTACAAGTCCGGAGCTGGTTGGATTGTAGGGGACATGGGTAGTATGGCGAATAGCAAGGGAGGTACACATATTGAGGAAGTCTTGGGAAATATAGGCAGGGCCATTGTCTGTGTTTATGTAGCTAGGCTTGCCTAGATAGGCAATGGCCTGGAGCAAAGAGGAAATAGCTTCTGAGCTTGTTTCTTTTCTCTTTTGGGTAGCTGAGATGGCTCCTGAAAAGGTGTCTACCCATACATGAAGGCGATACAGTGTATTTTTATATTTGAAATGGGTAATGTCGCCTTGCCAGATGTGGTTAGGGAGTAGGCCACGGCGGATGTGTCCTTGAGGCATCTGATGTTGTGGGTTATTTTTGCGGCAGGCGTGGCAAGAGCGCAGGATATTGGAGGCCTCAGTTGTGGTTGCCCCTTGCAGTGTGAGGGCCGTCTGTCCGCAATGGGTGAAACTGTGTAGGTCTGCAGGAGAGAGCTGCAGGACAGGGGTGATTAGTAGGGCATCTGTGAGAGCGTTGAGCCTGGAGATGGGATCAGGTAGATTGGTATGGCTGCGAACGTGGTGCAAATAGACGACCTTACGCGATAGTAAGCGGGGCAGGAGGGCCTGAAAGGGGGCCTGAGAGGACCTGCCTTGGAAGGTGCCTAGGGCAAGGGTCCGAAGGTAATGATAAAGATACTTGGAGTCTAGAAATATGTTGAGACAGCGCCACGAACGGGCGCTGGAGAGGCCATGCAAAAGTCCGAGAAGTTCGGCCCGTTGGGCCGACTTGTGCGGTGGCGGAAGGGGGAATGATCTTTGTGACAATATATGCTTGTCCCAGAGAATATAGGCTGCCTGGGAGGTGGATCCGTCTGAAAACAGGCAAGGGGCGGTGTTTATGATCACAGGGGAAAGAGTAAACACTGGCATAAGGGCTTTCACAGGAGCCAATGGGGCAGTTGTTTTAAGAAAAGTGTTCCAAAGTTCTCCAGTCTGGGCACCTAAATTTTTGAATCGGTGACTGTGGTGGAGTAAGATAGGAACACTGGGGTGGTCAGATGTTTGAATGAATTGGTTGAAGGTTTGGGTGGAGATGTTATGATGTATGGTTTGGCAGAGTAGTCCATAGGATTGCAAGGTGTATTTGTCGAGTAATAACACAGCTGAGGCAAGTAGCTGCCCCCAGGGGCACTGGCTAGTGTGGGGTAGGGGGGCATGTAGCCAGACAAGTGGCCACTGCTGCTTGGACTGGAACACCACAGTGGTGGTGCCAGTGAGGGTCAGCATAATAGCCCCTAGGAGGGGCAGGGTTTGGACTAGTCTACTGCGGCAGTTCTGTGACAGGGCCTGCCGCAGCTGCACTAATGATTGAACTTGAGAAGGATTTAAATATATTTGGTCTCGGGGATCAGTATGCCTTTGTAAGGCACAGTAGAGACTGTGAAGGGGCTGGCGTAAGGTAGGAGTTCCTTTGGAGACCCACTGAATCTCGCCAAGTAGGGCTTGAAGTTCAGGTAGCGCCCAGCGGGACCGTATAGGTACCTTGGGGACTGCATCATAAGTGAGGTGATTAGGTGAAATTATTTGCCCTAGGAACTTAATTGTTCCAGGGGTTTGCTGGGTTTTGTTTTCGGACACAGGCAACCCATGGGAGATTAGGGAAGCCATTGTGGCCTCTGAGAGTAGTTGCAGGTCCGCATGGGAGGGGCTTGCCAGGAGAATGTCATCCATGTACTGAAGAATAGTGCATTGGGGGAAGGCTTGCCGAATGGGCTGCAGGATATGGGCCAGCTGCATTTCGAACAGGGTGGGACTATTTTTAAACCCTTGGGGTAGTACTCTCCAGGCGTATCTAGTGCCGGGGCCGTAGTTACACTGCTGTGGGACAGTGAAAGCAAAGTAGGGCTGGAACTGTTTAGGTAGGGGGATTTGGAAAAAGGCGTCTTTAAGGTCTATAGTTTGTAAGTGGGCTAGTGTAGTTGGCAGGCTGGACAAGTCAGGGGGCCCGGGGGAAGATGATGAGAGATCTATGGTTAGAGAGTTAGTGGCCCGCAGGTCGTGGATGAATCGCCAGGTTCCATTGGCTTTTTTAACTGGGAATACTGGGTTATTTCCTGGCCCGGTGTAGGGTTCGATATGGCCTGCCTCCAGGGCCTTCCGGACCAAGTGTTGCAAGGCCTGGAGGCGTTCTGGTTTAAAGGGAACTGGCTGATTTCGGGGGGCCTTGGGAGGTGTTCTAGCCCAAGGACAGCTGGCGCCTGTATTGGCAAGATTACAGGCGGCCTTTTTGCCTCAGGGAGGTACAGGACGCCTTGGCATTGTTGTAAGGCATCACGACCTATGATGGCCCAGTTGTTTTTGGTATCAACTAGGCAAGATGTTAAAACAATAGGCGTCGTCCGGAAAGGGAGGCGTATTAGCACAGGAAGGGAGGTGAGCTTAAAGTGATCTTGGGTTTGGCCCCCTGCCCCTAACACGGATGTGTTTTTGAGGGGAGTATTACTTGAGAACAAGGCTATCGGAAGGACTGTCATGTCTGCTCCTGTATCTAGTAGAGCTTCGATAGTCTTTGGGTGGCTGGTCTGGGTGTCAATCTGGGCTTTAATTACGGGCCGACGGGCGGGATCTAACGGTATAACTGGCAGAATAGATGTTGGGTCTTGGTTAGGAAGGACTTGCTGTAATGTGGGGGGGGAGGTTAAACCTCCCCCCCTATGGAGTTTTTTGGGTGTGGGATGTCGGCGGGGAGATCTAATAGGAGGGCATCCTCCTCTGGCTCTGGTTCTGGGATAGTGGGCTTTAGGCGGGGGCAGTCTCGCTTCCAGTGAGTTGGATCTTGACATAGGGGGCATGGCCCAGGGGGAGGACGAGGCTGAGTGCAGTCCCGACTCCAGTGGCCTGCTTTCCCGCACCGGAAGCACGGCTGATTTGGGGGGGGTTTTTTAGGCTGGACAACTAACACTTTGGTTTTGTCTTTGGGGGTCCAGGCCTGACAAGCCCGCAACATATCTCCTAGAGGGCTATTAGTGTGCCCTCGGGCCTGTAGTAATTTTTGGCATTCTTTGTTTGCATTAGAGTAGGCTAAGGAACGTAAAATGGGGTCTTTGGGCGTGCCTTCTGGCAGCCCATTGTCAAGAGCTATGTTGAGGCGTTCTACGAAGGCGTGGTAAGGCTCCTCCAGGCCTTGGAGGATAGAGGCCCAGGAAGGGTCTTTGGCACTCCCTGGCAGGGCGGCGAAGGCGGCGAGCCAGAGTTGCTGGTATTCTCGCCTTAATCCTTGTTGTTGTGGATTGTTGGCTTGGACACGGAGGGGACCGGCTAAGGGGTTATAACCTGTAATACCTCGAGTTTCGGCCTCTGATATAAGGCTATCTAGCTGCTGGTGATGGAGGGAAGCCACGAGGGAGGAGCAAAGGTACTGCAGGAGGTCTTGGAGGTCTTTGGCAGTGGGGTCAAACTGCTGCACCGCAAGCCGGATGGTCTGCATAAACTGGGGGCTTCCAGGGGCCGCTTGGGAGACTTCTTGCTTAATGGCCTGTAGGTCTTTCATTTGCCATGGGCGGTGGTTGGGAGGGGCACCATGTGGGTGCATGACTGGAAGGACTTGGGGGGCTGTAGGCTCAACATAGGGAGGGGGGATTTGTGGGTCAGAATCCGGGGGGTCGTGGGTGGAGGATGACGGCGGCGGCGGCGCGGGGCGGGACGGGATCTGGGCTTGGGTTTGGATGAGTATGTGTAAAATTTCATTCACCCGGCCGGGGTATCCTTTTGGGAGTAGGCTGGCTAGGAGGGAGTAGTTAATGGGGCAGATCCAGACCGGTGTTTCTAAAGCTATTTTAAGAAATTTTTTTAACTGGTGGAAATCGTAACTGGAGGGACCGGGTTCTAGGCGATATGCCGCCTGGAGGAAGTTAAGCCAGTGATGAGCGGCCAGCCCCCGGGGCGGCCGCGGAATAGGGCTAGCGCTACGGGAAAAGATTTGGCCCATTGCCTAGGGAATAAAGGGGCGCTCGAATCCCGGACGAGCCCCCAACTGTGTACTAAATTTCTCTCCTGGAGAGTGCTATAGAATGGGCTGTCGCTGGCTCCGAGCCAGCAGAGTTGCCGGTACTTGGCCGTGGGCCAAGCCGGCAGTCAGTCGTGAATGAAAGGGAAAGGGGTGGAACTTTCGATCTGTAACGGCGCAGAACAGAAAACGAAACAAAGACGTAGAGTTGAGCAAGCAGGGTCAGGCAAAGCGTGGAGAGCCGGCTGAGTCTAGGTAGGCTCCAAGGGAGCGCCGGACAAAGGCCCGGTCTCGACCTGAGCTCTAAACTTACCTAGACGGCGGACGTAGTTCAGGAGGCACCACAGGCGGGAGGCGGCAGAACGCGACTCAACCGGCGTGGATGGCGGCCTCAGGTAAGGCGGCGGGCGCGTGAAGGAGAGATGCGAGCC